CCAATCTCTCCTGTACCTATACAAACGCATTCGTAATATTCCATATTATTTACCCTTCCATGTTAAATGTTTGTTGTAAATATTGACAAGTTTTTGACCGACAACTTTGCGGCTGTGGTTTTCTACCACCCAGGCGCGCGTCTTTTGGCGTAGCGCCATAAACTCGGTGTCAGACATTAAAATAAGACGTCTTATTTGCTTTTCAACTTGCTTGAAATTGTTAGCGTGTTGGATCGGACATTCTATACCAAATTCTTTCCTATACCGGTCAACACTGAGAAAGTGACTAACCACAACTTTACCTAAACAACAGGCTTCTAATGCAGCAATGCCCCACTCTCCATAAGTTTTTCCATTTAAAATTGGGCTGCAGGCGTCGAAATAAATGTCACATCTTTTTACTTTTGCTATATTTCTAACCCAATTTTTATCCATTCCATACTCGTAAACAAATTTACCTTTTAATTGAGGATCTTTTGCAAGCCTGGCCATCAAAGCATTGAATTCTTTTGTACCTTTTCTGTTAGGCATTGATGGGCGGTGCGCTATTATTCTTTTATTTTCTAGCACACTATTATAATGTGGTTGTAGTCCTTCTGTATCTATCGGCGGCAAGAACCAAATTGGGTTTTTTGCCGGTGGCTTACCTATGTCTAACAAATCCCCAGTTTGAATAAGCGCTACCTGTGCTCTAGCATTCCAAAATTTATTATAGCTGTTGGGCTTTCGACGGTAAGAAGAACCTCCATGAAAAACCACTATTCCTTTATCACCAGTAAAAGGATCAAAATTCAGGCTCGTATTGTCGCTGTGCATAATTTGAATTATATCAGCATTACGAGCATGCGTACTCAGTTCTTTTATACTTCCATATCTACGAGCAATGTTTGGATATTTAAACTGCGCGTGTGGTCTTGCCTGAACACTGAGCGCGTGAACTCCAACGGATCTCAACGCTTCTTGCATTTCGTAGCTTACATTAGCCCAGTCGGTTCTAGACATTAATAATATGTTCATCAATAAATCCCTCTCTTTACACTTTTTTGCCAAACATACCTATTTTATGTTTTTTGGCAGCTTTTCTACAAGCACGTAGGCGCTCCATAACTTCCACAGGTATAGTCGTTCTGTCAAAACTATGAGGATAAAAAGGATGTCTAGGTTTTATCATCGAACTTGTCCTCATTACACATATATTATTCAACCCGTGTGTGCTCAATGCGTGCTTCCAGTTGTCTGTTTCGTCGAAATGGATCTTTAATGCCTTATTCGTGATTTTTTTACTAAATTTATTCGCTTGCGCGAATAACCAACCGTCCAAACCTTTTATTCTCTTAACTTTTGGTATATTACGAACAAGATCAAATCTATAAGATTTCCCTACTATATCATTAACACGACCTGGTCTTTTTTTAGCACGAAACGGGTCGTGAATAACAAACGAACAGTTATTGATATAATAATAAACAGCTTTTTTTTGGAAGATGTAATCCTACTGTAGGGTTTTTTTCAAAAACCTCGTAGTGTGTTGCCAACCTTAGAGGTGCAGAATAATAATCTGCAGAATGCCAAACAAAAACTTTAGAATTCTCATCACAATTATTAACTAAAAGGTGGAGCTTTTCACCCAAAGTAATCCAATTTTCAAGCCCTATATATTTGAAATCAACACAACCAAGTTTCTCCAATCTAGACTTATATTCTAAAGTCTTGACTTCACCAAATGGCTGTTCTTTTATTTCCTCAGCTATTATCAACTCCCACTCAAAATTTATTCCTTGTTGGCGAACAAGAGATTCAAAAGGAAGCCATCCTATATGTTTGGCCCTATACATTGGAATCACAACTGAAAGTTCAATCATTGATTATCCCCTTGTCATATAGAATCTTTGGCAATTTTATTTCTCTAAAATAATGATTATCTTCCCTTTTTGGGAATCCTTTCGATTTTACATAATATAAATTTATCTCGTTTGGCTCTTCATTACGCCTGTCATGTACAGCTGGATAGCCTCTTATACCTATTCTGTGCATGTGGTGAATCAAATAGCCTGTATTTAATACTTGTGGGTGATCGTACATACGAGTATTATGATGACGGAGAAAATTATGAGCGTTCGCTCTTTCCCAACGAATTTCTGGAAGATTTCTATAGATTCTTACTTCGCCGCCGTTCGCAGGCTGGTGTATAGGTTTATGATAATCAAAGTTATAATAATAATTTACCCTATAAAAACCCCAACCAAGAACATCGTCGCGTTCTAACATCTCGTCTAGGTTTTCCCACACAACGTCGTCCAACAACTCATCACAACCAAGACAAAGGATCCAATCACCACAAGCAACATCTTCCATTATATTTCTTCTGTCGCCCTCATTCCAGCCCAAACAACCACGTGTCTCGGATGGTTGAGGAATAACATAGTCATAAACTTTGTCGTAACTTCTAATTATGTCTAAAGTTTTATCTGTGCTTCCAGCGTCCAAACAAATAATCTCGTCTACATGATCGTACATGTGTTCAATACATAAATCTATCCAACGCTCTTCGTTGAATGTTAATAAACACGCCGATAATCTCATACCTTATTCACCATAGCCATAAAATTTCATTGCTTCTGCAGCTTTATCCCAAAATAAGTCCAAGTCTTCTTCATTAAAATAGGTTTTCCAGTCACCTATGCTGCCTTTCCTTGGTGCATGCCCGACTAAGTCTCTCAACGGTTCTAGCTTTTCATTCTTTCTACTAAATCCGAACTCTCTCTCAATTATTTCCAAAACGCTTACAGGATTGTAATTCAAATCTTCATATCTAACTGTGAAAACTTTGTCTTTCCAACCGATGGTATGTTGGACCCAGTAGCCAATAGGATCAGCAAACATCTCAGGCACAACTGGGTTCATTACGTCAGGATCATACATTATAGGATTGTTCACGTAAATCTTTCCATGTAAAAAATCAGAAAAAGAACGACCTAAAAATACATTTTGCGAACCTTTTTGAAGAGACCACCAATGAAAGCAGGCAACCATAACATCGCGACCATCTCTTACAATGTAAATGTCACTACCATCTGGTTCAATTTCGTCTCCATCGAATAAGCAGTGGTCTTTATAAAACTCATCCCATCCAAAATTGAGTTTAATACTTTCCATTAAAAAATGATTACCTGACCTGCGATGCCCAAAAACAAACAACTCTTTCATTATCTTCTCATCCTCGGGTTGTGCAATATTTTTGCCGGATTCCCAACAACAGTCGCTCCGGCTGGAACGTCTTTTGTAACAACAGAACCAGCGCCAATTGTACAACCTTTGCCTAAAGTAATTCCTGGTAATATTGTCGCGTTGGCACCAATGTTCACATCGTCTTCTACAATTGTATAAAGCAACTCCCAATCGCCTGATGCTGTTGGATATTTATCGTTTGTAAAGCAAACATGCGGACCGATAAACACATTATTTCCTATACGAATACCTTCTGGAATAAAAACAAAAGCTTGAATCTTACAGTCATTGCCGATAACGACATCACCTCTTATTTCAACCATCGCACCTATATTACAATCATGTCCTATCAGACTATCGCCATAAATATTTGATTTTTCTTTATGCCAAATCTTTGTGTTGTTTCCTACAGATAACATCTCGTGCTCCTATAAATAATCAAACATTTCCAAATAATGAATAAATTCGTCATTTACTTGTCTCATTATATCTGGAATTTCTTTCTTCCATATTCCAACTCTTACAGGCCCAAAAGGTTCATAATAAGGACACCTCGTGTCGTCTATGTGTTTGTGTTCTATACCTAAAAATTGATGTAAATCTTTTATAAAAGCCTCTTTATCTGAGGCTACATCTTCTAGCCTCACAATCATTAAGTTTTTTCTATCACGTAAAAAACAAAGGGCGCGCATTGTTCCCAGCCAAACATATTGAGCCTCATTAACTGTTGGCTTTGCCCAGTGCGCACTTTGGCTTTTTCCTTTCCAACGGCGAGTATAAGAACAGACTGCGTCACGACCATCTCTAAGAATAACTAAAAGTTTAGAGTTTGGCCGACTTAATATAGTGTCTGACTCAAGTACATAAGAACCTGGATTTTTATCGCCAACAACTAAAGCTGAACTATTATTGTATAAATAATCTAGCACTTGATCGCCGTTAAAAGGCCCATCTTTTTTTAGAGTTTCAAAAAACTTATCGAAATCAAGACCTTTGTCCCTCATTATTCCTGAATATTTTGGAGACTCTTTTCTTAAATTCAAATTTAACTTGAAATTGTCCACATCATAGATCTCTTTATTCCACTGTTTAAAAAAACCAGATTCATGAAAAATTAGAATGCGCGGATCAACATTCACAAACCTCCGTAAAGCCGAAGTTCCATTCCGCGGTGGCCCTGAAATTGCTAAATTTATCCTAGACATATACCCATTCACCGTCCTTTGGTAGTGAGTCTAAAGCGGCAGACATTCCTTTGACAACTGCTAAACCGTTCTCACCGTCCGTAAAAGGCGTTTCCTTCCCTTTAAGACAATTAATAAAATGCTCACACTCTAAACTAAGAGGTTCGTAAATCTCAGTAGCAGGCGCCCAGATGTCTCCGTGCCTGTAACTAAGAAGGTACTCGCCATATCCAGCGTTGGCGTTCTTATCTAAGTCAACACCTTTGTCATAAACTTTGATTTTCTCTTCAGCGAGCATGTCGTAGATCAACATTTTTTTGGTTCCGACAAACGTGGTAACACGTTCTTTTTTCGGGTCTAGCCAGCTTAGATGAAGATGGCACACAACACCACACTCGTATTCAAAGTTTAAGAACGCAACTTCAACAACATCCTCATTTACAAAACCATAACCACGCGCAGAAACTCGCATGAGATCGCAATCAACAATGTAATTAAATATTGAGATGTCGTGTGGTGATAAATCAGCAACAACGTTAGCTTTTTGAAATTTGCCGAGATTAAGTCTAGAAGCATGGATGTATTTAATGTCGCCAAGCTCGCCAGATTCTACAACCTCTTTTACTTTTCTAACCTCTGCCGTGTATAAAAACGTGTGGCCTACCATAATTAATAAACCTTTTCTTTCAGCAAGGTCGATTAACTCCTCAGCGTGTTCGACGTTTGTGGTCATTGGTTTTTCTACAAACACGTGCTTGCCAGCATTTAATGCCTCTTTCGCAATTTCATAATGTGTATCTGGCGGTGTAGCAATCGCAACAGCTTGCACGTCGCCGCGGCCAAAAGCTTTTCTGTAGTCGTTGTTAAAATAAATGCCGTAATAAGCGGGGTCTGTGGCGAAAGTCATTAACTTCTTGTCATCTAAATCGAAAGCCGCTGCTATGGCTTTATGTTTATGGAAATTCCTTAAGAGATTTGGTCCCCAATACCCAAGACCTATCAATGCTATTTTCATTCTACCACCCCATGTGTCCTGTTATCATCTTCCACAGACTCTCTTACACCGTCAACCGTTAAAGGTTTTCCGCTATAACTATCGCCAAAGCCTCTTTCATAACCAGCACGCTCTGGGCTAAAGTGATAAGGTCCGTGAATTTCAGGATCATATTTTATCAATCTGTTTCTTGATATTAACCAATCGTAAATTGGTCGAGGATGTGTGCTTTTAAACTTATGCAACTTCTTCATATGTTTAAGTAAATTATAATCGAATGGAACATTTTCATCAAGATAACCATCGAAGTATTTCTTATCATCGTTATACCAACCTCTAAATTTGTTAAGTTTGATACCTGCCACCCTCGCGTCTCTTACCCAACCATAATGGTAAATAGGACTTCCTACCGGAAGCCAAGCTATGTCAGGGCCTTGATAACCGTGACATGCTTTTCCACGCGCGGTAACATCTGAAACACAACCGCCAGGAGTATTCCTAATTCTAAAGTCAACACTCTTTTTTCCCATTCTCGTGTGTCTGTGATACCACTGAGGATTCGGATTAGTAAAACACGGAAGTCCGTAAAAGTGTAAAACTTCAAAATTAATAAGGTTGAATCTCTCATCTGCACAAACTTGTTTTATAAGATCGGCGTCTTTTTCATGGAAACAGTCGTCCGCATCTTGGATTACTATCCACTCACCTTTGGCTTGGTCAATAGCGAAATTGCGCTCGCGCTCCTGCCAACCGCGGTCGTGCTTCCATTCCCTTCTAAAAATGCGAATCGCATCCTTGCCAAACTCGTTTTGTAACTGCAAGAGTGTGTCGTGAGTATCATCAAAAGACATGCCTTCGTTCACCACGACCTCGTCTGCAAAAGTTAACGAACTTCTAATGGCGGCTTCCAAACAGTAATCTAAGTAATTACAATTAAAAGCGACCATAGTAACTGAAATAGCCATATCTTACTCCTACATTGCTTTTATAGCATCAATCATCATCTGTGCTACTTTTTCCCAAGTGAAATTATCAATAACGTACTGCCTGCCCATCTTACCTTTTTCGAAAGCCTCTTCCCGATTTTCAAAAACGCGGCGCATTTGTTTAGCACCGTGTTGAATATCAGGCTCCGCCCACCACTGGTCACCTCGGTACCAAGGACACCAAGGCATACCAAACACAGGAGTCCAACTATAGTCAACAAGATAGCTGTGCTCGGGTTTTGTAAATTCCATGTTACCGCTCATGCCTGTGGTAACTACAGGATTTCCACAAGCTGTAGCCTCGAAGTGAGGTAAACCAAAACCTTCTGATCGATGAAGTAAAGCAAAACAGTCCCCTCTTTTATGAAGCCCTAAAATCTCGTCACGACTTAACATGTCAGTGATAAGAAGAATCCTTGGGTAATCGTCATAAAACATTATCTTCTTAAGCCTTGTTATAGTGTCTCTAATAACATCTTTTTCTCTCTCAGAATAGTCGCTTCTGTGCGTTTTTAAAACGAGAACAACTTTTTCATCCGCGCGAAATTCACTCCAATAGGCTTTTATAAGTGCTAAAGGGTGTTTTCTTTCAGTCCATTGGAAAACAGAATAAAAAACAAAATCGTCCTCACCAACACCAGAAATGTTAAAAACATCAGCACCATCAAATGATGAAACGTCTATACCGTGCGGAATTTTGACAAGTGGTACTGTAACACCGCTTTCTTTATAAACATCGATGTTCCAATCACAACCGACCATACCAAGCTGAACATTCTCATTTATATACCCAGGCCAATCTGGATGAAGTCTTGAAGTTTCCCAAATAGAATAACCAACATTAAACATGCTGTCTTCTTTAAAATTTGGATAGTGCTCTGGTGTTGAGTGCATTAGTTTGATGTTGTAATCTATGTTTTTATCTTCTAAACTGTGAATAAACTTACCTACCTCACCCAAATCTGGACGAAGAGGCTCAAAAGAAATTGTCTCAACGGTCAAAGGAACACCTAAACTATGTAAAGCTTGTATGTATTGCCTTGAAGCTTCTGCATAACCGCTTCCGTCAAAAACGGGCGCCATGTACTTAATTCCTCTTATTTCCATTTCTTACTCCTTAAAAGCTCTCCGTTAGAATTGTTTGCTCTTCTGGTTGTTTTTGTTCTTCCGCTTTTTCTGGGCCTGTTTCGAGCAGTTCTTCGATTAAATCAATCCACTGCGGAACAATGTGTTTTTCCCAGATAAAGTTATTCATTACGTAATTGTAAGCGTTTTCTGCTTTTTCGCGCGCTTCGTCAGGATTTTCTTTAACACGGCGCATTAATTCAACCATGTGGTTTATATCAGCCGTTGGCCTTAAAACCTCATTATCGTTAGGCAAAATAACATGAAGATTCGGATCAACACCACTGTTAATAAGATAACCATGGTCTTCACCAATATGTTCTGCCATAGCTGTGTTATTCGGCATAATTACCGGCGTTTTTGTAGCCATAGCTTCTACCCAAGACAATCCCCAACCCTCACCTAACGTAGTACTCACGACACAATCACACGCGTTGTAGATGACGTTCAAAGTCTCAAGTGGAAATCCTTGATTAGGTCCAAAACCTTGAGGAAAAATAACATCACCAGTAGGATTAAGCCCAAAAGATTTGGCAACCTCTGGCAAATTCCATCCTTGGTCTTGCATCGCCATGTGGAGATACAATAAAGTTTTTGGATCTTCCTTATGGATTTCGCTAAACGCGTGCATCGTTCTAGGAATGTCTTTCCTTTGTTGATTCCTGTTGAGGTTCATGTATATATAATGTTCGGCCTGCGGGCCAAAGTATTGCGTCCTAAAAGGTCTTGTCTTTTCCACAGGCATCGGAAAAAAGTGTTGAGGATTTGCACCGTGAGGGATCACTTTCAACCTGTCTGCACACCCTGGCACAAGTTTAACGCATTCTTCGTAGCCAAACTTTGTGTATGTTACAGGAACATCAACCGCAGTCACCGCGTCTATCCACTCTTTTTTAGGAACGCCGTCTATAGGAAAGTAGCACATACTTACAAACTCTCTCCCTTGTGACTTCAAGTGGGTAATCAGTTCAGGAATAAAGGTTAGGATAAAACTATCCTGTAAAAAGAAAAGCATGTCAAAGTCCCAAGAAGCGATCATCTGACACACCTTTTTCCTTCCATACGGATCACGATCGGGGTTCGTACCAACAGGCCAAATAGGAAAAGGATATTGGTGCGGATCGCCCCAGTAATTGATTCCTAACACTCTTATGTCAAATTTACCAGTCTGATGTAACCCCGTAAGAATATTTTTAGAAACGGTGGCAAACCCTGTGGCGCACGGAGGTGCGTCGCCATAATAAACAAGCTTTATTTTCTTTTTCGGGTCCTTGATAAAAACTGGAGCTTTTGAAAGCTCTATATCAGCTGGTTTGAACTTTTTCTTTTTCTTTTTCTTAATCTTCTTCGCCATTTTCCCCTCCGTCGTGTGCCTTTACTTCAAACCACGGACTATTAAAAGTAAAAGTCGCGGTAGACGTAACCCTATCCTTTAGGTCTGGTCTTCTTTCTCTGAGATAATTATCTAAGTTGCGCTTATTAATAGCGACAATCTTTTTTATATCTCTAGCTGGGATAAGATCAAGAACTTTGTTAACGTCGTAATTCAGCCTAGAAGACTGTTTTACTATTATCTTTTTATCCTCGCCGTAGAGATCGTCGCCTGCTTCTCTGATTCTTTCAGCAACAAGCATTTTTAATTCGCGCTCGCGAGTTTCTATGATCTTCTTTTGGTTCTTGATGAGGTCATATTCCTCAATTAGATCGTTGACATCCAAGAGTTCAGCCGGTTTGTACGAAACATCTTCAGCACTTATTGCTTCAGCGTATTTCGGACAATGCGTTTTGTAATCGCACCAGCCGCAAAACTGATTTAGATTCGGCTTGAGATCTTCTACCTCTGTTTCAAGAATGTTTTCATAGACACCCTTCACATACTCAGCGAAAGTTTTTCTTTCTTCCTCTGTTCTATAAGAGAACACAGGTTTTGTACGTAAGTAATCCATGATAAGTACTATCTTCTTATACTTAGGATACATAATACTGGCAGCCAAATCGTAAAACGACAGCTGCATGTCGCTCTTGAGGTCTCTAGCACTAGCGGCGTACTTGTTTGTCTTGTAGTCGATGACTCCTATCGTTTCGTCGTCTATTTCTACAATTTTATCCATAGCGCCGATCGCCGGAACACCTTCGTAAGTTTCAATCCTAAACTTATTTTCAAGATCGACAATTTTGCGACCTATTGTAAAATCGCCAAGTTTGTTCATGACCATGTTCTGGCCATCTTTCAGAATGCTAAAGTCTTCTATACGCTCTTCGGCAGCTAACTCCAAGTATTTAGAGATAATTGCTTGCACCTCTTCTGGTGAAAAGGGACGTCCATATTCATCTTTGATAAGTTGGCCTGCGTATTCTAACGCTCCGTGAACAGCTGTGCCTAACTTAAAGAAGATAGAGTCAGCTCTTGGTAAACGGCTGTGGTACATGCATTTGTACTTCCAGCCGCACTGTGTCCAAACGTTGAGACGTGTAGCAGACAATGCGGGACACTTCATATTTTCCTCCGTTATCGCTTCCGTTTTTTGCGTGGCTTAGTTTTCTTTTTAGACTTAGGCTTGTTGGGCCATTCTCGGTCTAAAATAACTTTATTATAATAGTATAAGCCCTGAGCAATTGCGTCTGTTATATCGTTATGATCTTTGAAATTAAAACCCCTAAGACCATAATGCTTTTTTATCATGTTAAAAGCTACTTCTTTACCTTTACCCCTCTTCATAATGCCGAAGTATCCTCTAACTTCTCCGGTTGTCACCATGTGTGGTTCTATTCCAAGCTGCGCGTAGGCTAACTCTCTCGCAACTCCGGTAAAATAAGACAACACTTTAAAAGTTACAGCATTATTAGCATAGTAGATATCTTCAATCACAACATGAGAGGGATTAAACTTTTTATAAAGCTTTCCCAATTGCCGTTTGAAATCATTCAGCTTAGCGTCAAGGCTATCAGCTCTTCTTGTTTCTATGCATCCGTGAGCCTTCAAATTATCCTTGACCATGTAGCACCATCCGGTGCATCTGGATGCAACATCTAAAGATATTATTCCATTTTTTCTTCTTTGCCCCATAGTATTTTCCTCAGCATTTCACGATTTTCTTCCGACATAGAATTCATGTCAGGATAATCAACGTCTATAATGAAATGCAGATCTCCTGGGGGTCCGCCGTTTTTTCCTTCTGTTCCGTGTCCTTGGTAGGTTAAAACCTCTCCATTTCTGATACCGGCAGGCATTTCCACTTCGAGTTGTTTTTTCACATCTTCTCTGCCGCGACCTTCGCATTTTTCACATTGCTTGGTAGGCTTTCCGCCTTGGCCATGGCAAGAAGAACAGGTAACGGTTTGTGTGAATCGCGTATTACCTTCTACTCGTGTGTGTGATCTCATACCTTGTCCACCACAATCTGGACAATTCTCGATATCTGTTCCACCGATACCATTACATCCGGCACATGCTCTCCTATAAGTATAGTGAAAATTATACTTCTTACCGAACAGTGCTTCTCCTAAACTTAAATCCGCTTTAAACTTCAAATCCTGTCCTCTTCGAGGAAGATCTGCTTGAGGGCGGCCTTGGGGTCTAAAACCAAAACCGCCCGTCATATCACTAAAAGGGTTGAAACCGCCGTGTCCAAAGGGACCACCGGCGAAAGGATTAGGATTATCATACTCGCGACGCTTGTCTGGATCTTTTAACACTTCGTAAGCTTCATTTATTTCCTTCAACTTTTCTTCAGCGTCGGGTTTGTCGCTCACATCAGGATGATACTCGCGCGCAAGTTTCCTATACGCTTTCTTTATTTCATCAGCATCAGCGTCTTTATTAACGTCGAGAATTTTATAATAATCCTTCCTCATATAACACTCCAACTACCGCCACAAGAGTGGCATTTGTAGTCGTTTCCATCTTTAACTGCGAATTTATCACAAAAGAGACATTGTTCTACGTCGGCAGCGTCGGCAAGTTGGATCTCCATGTTGTCGATTAATGTATTCCACTCGATAGCTTTTTCGTAAAGTCTCAGCTCGTTTTCAGGAATGTCATACAAAACTTCCATGTCTTCATCCCAAACTGCACGGCATCCCACGCAAACAAACACGTCTCCTTTTTCCTTAGTCGCTACAATAATGTCATCTTCGTGACATCTAGGACACTTCATTACCATCCTCCACTTCCAAGAACTCGACCACAGTTCCTACAACTTCAAGAGTTTTCTTTTTGAGCTTAAGAGCGAGCAAAGCAAACGCCTGGTTTGCTGCCAGATCTGGATACTTTTGTGTTGCGAAAAGCACCTTATTAACGGCTGGCAGGTAAATAGTGTCATCTTTGCCAAAATCAAAGGCTCCATCCTTGTCAGTATAGAAATCAGGATCGATGTCTTTGTATGTGCCGGTCCTTGGAATCTCTATCACGTGGTGGTTTGCTTCCGGCCTAAACTTATAACGTCTGGCAGGAAGTAGAATCGCACTTGGCAATCCTATAACCTTAATATCCAGTTCTCCGCCTTTTTTCTTTGCCATTTTTACGCTCCTACTACAAAGTTGTCGATAACTACTTCAGTCCAGTACTTCTTGTCTTCGCTATGGCAATGTTTACACTTGCCCATGTAAGACCTTTCGTTAACTCGGCCAGTAACCTTCAACCAAGAACCCTGCTCTACATCTTGCAGAGCTTCTGCGATGCCTTCCCATGCAGCACATTTAATATATGATTTTACAATGTTTCCATCCCTAAGTTCAAAAGGGATAGCTACCTTGAATTTACAAAAGAGTTTTCCAGTACCAGTTGCTTTAAACTCTGGCCACATCAACTCCCCTTCAAGCTGCACGAAATTAGTACCTGTTTCTTGTGACATAATATTTTTCCTCCTATATTACTGGCTATTTTTTAATACTGCCAGTTTTCTTTTCATTATTTCTTTGTAAAAAGCCTCGTGCCATTCTCTATCAAAGTTTGCTTTAGCATTACAAGAATTGCAAAGCGTTATCAAATTTGATGGATGACAATTCTTTTTAACGTAATCTATGTGATGGACACATAATCTTGTATATTTTCCTTCACAGAAAATATTTTGACATTCATAATTATCTCTTCTTTTTATGTCATCTTTAAAATCTCTATCTAACCAGATATGACAATAAGGCTCGAACGAAATACCACCCTTCCAAAGCGAACTATTAGGGCCTGTTCTATCAATATCGGCACAAGTACGACATCGATGTCCTTTTTGAAAATTCCAAAAAGTCATTCTTCGTTCATGTCCCTGTGGACAAACACACGCTAATCTTTGAGAATTACTTTTATATTCTTTTTCTAACAATTTATAACCCTCTTTTTCAAAATAACATCTCACGAAATCGATAGAATATTTGGCAAGGCCAGCACAGTATATACATCTACTACCTCTTTGCCAACGATCCCAAGAAATGGAACTCAAATGACCATTTGGACAACTATATCCAAGATTCTGTTTGTTATTTACATAACAAGATTCCAATAATAAATATCCTTCTTTTTCGAATTCTTTACGTATAAATTCGATTGTTAGTTTAGCATTACCAGCACAAACAGCACATCGCGCTCCTCTTGACCAGTGGTCGAACCGTGTCTGATATTCGTGCCCATTTGGACAAATAAACTTTAATTTTTGTTTACAATTTATGTACTCTTCAGATAACAATTCATATCCTTCTTTTAAAAATTCATTTCTCACAAATTCAAATGAAAATTTTCCTGGCATTAGTGTGGTACATCCTTTAATAAAATTAAAAGCTCCTCAACAGGGTACTCATCTGGGCTTTTGCCATCTGCAAGTTTGATTTGTCTCACTTTTATTCTATGACCAAAATCCTCTTCAAAAGCTTGCATACCTTTCAACCCAGCATCGTCTCCGTCAAACATTAAAATAGCATTTCTTGCGTGTTTGCAGAGCAGCCTTGCTTGTCCTGGAGTAATGCGACTTCCCATACATGCAACACAGTTTTTAAAACCGAGCCGATATAACATCCATAAACCTTTGAATCCTTCTACAATTATTAAAGTATCGTTTGTTTCATCTGATACGTAAGATAAAGCTTTGTTCAAATTATACAGGACATTGTCTTTTTTAAATCCATTTGTTAATCGATACTTAGGTTCGACGCCTCTTTTTAGCGCGCGACCGCTGTACGCAACTAACTCACCTTTCTCATCTCTGATTGGAATGATTTCTCTCTCATATCCTTGAGCGTCGTGGTAACAGCCACCGATCTCAAACTCCTCAAGGACCCAATCAGGAAAACCGCCGTTTTCTTCTTTATTAAAATAATCTGTTCTCATTCTGACAAATGTTTCTAATTGATCTTCGGTTACGTCTTCCGGCGGCATGTAAAACTCAGCCAATCTCTTGTGCCTCTCGATTGCTTTCTTCTTTTCCAACTCCTGCCTGATTAAACCAACGTCGAGATTAGAATCTTCTTCGAGCGGAATACCAGTCAGATTGGAAAGAACAACCAAAGCATCCTTAAAACCAACCTGCAAAACGCCCATAACAAGACCTATCGAATCGCGACCACAGGTTTCGTGACAGCCGTGCGAAAAACAAATCCAAGTCTTTGTTTTCTTTCTATAACAAAAAGAAGTTGGATTGTCTCCACCGTGAACGGGACAAGTCCCCCTTATCTCTCGGTTGTTTCTACCGGAGATTTGAACACCAAGGTGAGACAGTAGCCCCTCAATGTCTACAGAATCTTTTATAAGTTCTTTTATAGTATCACTATCAGTAGTCTTCTTCTTCAAAATCTAAGCCCTCGTCTTTTCCGTAATCCTCTATTCCAAAATCTTCTCCGTAAACCCAATTCTCATAGTCGTGTGGTTGGGCTTCGGCCTCCCTAAGCGTTAAAATAGGCTTATTGAAATTTATTGAAATTCCTTCTTTTGGTGTTTCGCCACCGCCGCGTGTACGACGGATAACGAGTTTATATCTTCCACCTTGAATTCCTAGTGCTTCGATTTCCTTGTCTGACTTATAGTCAAAGATCATAATGCAGTCGCCGTAGCGTTCTATTTTATCGCTGTCTGCGACCTCGCCTGATCTGTTTACCTGTGCAGCACAGAGAATTGGTATGTTCAGCTGCCCTGCCAAGTCTTTTAGTTTAGTTGTTAGGTCTCCCAAAATTTGATGTTCTTTTTGAGACTTAGTATCTGCGTTCGCTGGCATCTTAATATAATCGAAAATACCAAGCTGAATGTCGTGCTTAGCTTTGAACATCTTAAAAAGAGAGATGACCTGATCTACATTAAATCCTGGCAAATACTGATGATAAAACTGACCTTTCTCAGCAATCTCTATCCCCATTCTAACAAGGCGCTCTTCTCTACTATCCAAATTAGCATGTAAAATCTTTCTTTCTGGAACTCTTGAAATGTGCGAAACAAGCCTTGTTCTAAACTTGCCAAGCTGTGTGATATCATTTCCTTCAGAAGTCTGCATCTCTGTGTCGATAGTCAACACGGGCAGACCAAGCTTATAAGCTACGTGCGCACCGATGTTTGTTAACATTGCGCTTTTGCCTACTTTCTTCACCGCGGCGATAACGTATAAATCTCCTTTACGAAGACCGTCTATAAGCATCTCTGTAAGAGGAAGGCCCATCGACAAACCTGAAATCCTTGTTGGGTTTTCTAACCTATTATCGAACCACTCCATCATACCGTCGGCAACATTTATCGGGCCAACTTGAGATGTTGCGTCTAAACTCAAATCCAAAAGACCGTTCTCAGCCTTGGCTATTAAATCCCACGCTGTTTTATTATCTTCAGTAGGCTCGCGGTGTTCCCAAATATCTTCCATCAGTCCTGAAGTCTGCTTATAAAGCTTCCATTTCTTACTGATGTCTAGTATCTTTCCAATGTAGACATCTAAATTTTCTGCATCCACTGCTGTCTCGGCGATCAAATCTATGTAATCGTTACCACCAGCATTATTCAAAACACCAGCTAAAGCAGCTTCAGTCTGTACAACAGCTGGATCAAACGTTTCTACCCCTTGCCCGTATAAAGAGTTCAGCAGCGTCAGAAAAACACGATGCTCGTCACTCAAAAAATCTTTAACGTCTGTCTTTGCTGCAATAGTTAAAAAATGATCTTTATGTTGCATCGCGCAAGTAAGTGCGCGTCTTTCCAATCCTGGGTCACAAAACTCCGAACGTTTCTTAATAGCTCCCACTCGTCCTCCTATCTACGTCTTTCAGCGCGAGCGGCTCCCAATTCAGCCTCTCTACGAGTAAGTTCCCTTTTTATAGCATTAACTAAAAGAGTTATGTTCTTCTCAACATCTTTAGCAGCTTCTATTTCCAAATCGTAAATATGCATTTGTTCTTCGTGGTGTTGAAGAACTGTATCACCTTCCAAAGCCTTTGCCTTTTTCTCAGTCAAAGTTTTACCTGGAATATCTTTGATAGCCTTATATAAAGCCATCTCAAACTTCCTATTGTGAATTTTGTACATTACCCTCGATCTGTTGACCTGAGAAGTCAAGAAAACTAAATACTGAGATAAAACAATGACGTACTTTGATAATGTTAAGCTGGGAATGGACTCCAAATCACGAACCGATAGGCTTTTAGCCTCTTCGATAAGCTCGTTGTCCGACTCCATCTTAAAAAGCAAAAGTTTCTCTGCGTGCTCATTCATGTGTTGCACAACACTTTTCTTTTCTTCGGCCATTAATCATCTCCTGCACGAAGTATTCTGGTTTTTTGAAATTTGCCATCTTCGTCATCTCGCTCGTCTTTGGGCAAACAGCCAGTACAAAACGAGGCAAATATCTCTTCACCTGTAGGATCAGACGGGTCTTTCACCATTAAATGATGGCCTATACATCCTATTAAAATTCCAGCATCGTTAGGATGCATTTGTTGGCAGATAAAAGATAATTGACAGTATCTCCAATCTCCAGTCAATGTGCCATCATCTAAAGGTAAAAAGTCTTGACAGTCTTTATCTTTTCGGCTGTCTTCGAGTGTCTTTTCCTTTGTTCTGATGTTGGACATTCTTTTTTACCACCTTCTTTTTCTTCTTTCTTCTTCTGCGTTTTTTCTTCGGCATCTCATATCCGATCTCTTTATAAATCTTCCGCATAATGTACCACTTTTCGATCTTGTCGTTCGGGAAGATTTCCACCAGATGATGGCCGTACTTTTCTATCCACTCTTTCTTTAGGTTGTCGCGCTTCTTTGACGCGCGGAAACCTTCGATGTCGCCGTGGAAATGTTTGTTAAACTCTTGGTGCTGCTGGCCTTGTACCTCAAAAAAGATATTCAGCTCGCGGACCCAAAAATCAAAGTATAACCGCGTGTTCTTATAGTTCACGTAGTGCTCTGGTGTGATAGTAAAGAACGGAAAGATCTGCTTTAGAACTCTGTGAACGTTCTCTGCGAATTTACTCATGTGATAGCCCTACCATATCTTTAACTTTCGCCCTTATTTCTTGATAGAACTCGTCGTTATCTTTGAGATAATCTCTCATGTTCAATTCGCCTTGCGCTACGTTCTTCTCATCGTAAGAATACCACGCACCTTTTTTGACGAGAATATCAAGATCTGTTGCTAAATTAGCAACTTCCCAATGCTTATCAAAACCTAACCCATAAATCAAAGGAATTGTTGCTTTTCTATATGGTACAGATAGTTTGTTCTTCTGTACTTCAAACTTCATGTGGTGGCCTTCAACTAGACCAGTGTGTGGATTGATGATCCTGGAGTTTTTATACTCGCCGCCTTCGACCGCAATCCTTCCAGTAGCAAAAAACGGGATTGCTTCGCCGCCTGTTGTCTTCCTCGGATCGCCGAATCTCCCGATTTCCATACGAAACTGATTAATAAAAATGAGCAAAGTGTTTGTTCGATTTGACAAAGGTGTAAATCTTCTACAACTCTTGCTCATTAGGCGGGCTAAAAGGCCCATGAAATTATCTGAGATTTCTCCCTCAGCTTCCGCTTCTGGTATCAAAGCCGTTACACTGTCTATTACCACCACACTGTAACTTCCAGTCCTAATTAATTTCTCAGCAATGTCCAGATTGGCATCACCTGTAAGACCTTTAATATGATCACAAGTAGCACCATCAACTCCCATCGCTCGAACAAGCGCGGGATCGACAGCATGCTCGGCATCTATAATAGCGCATCTCTTGTCTTTATTTCGTTTCTGGCGTTGCGCCTCAGCAATAACGCTAAATGCTAAAGTCGATTTACCAGAACCGGCATTTCCAGAGACTTCATAAAT